GGGGGGGGATTTTTATTCAAGACGTTACAGAGTCTAAAATTAAAGATATAGCAACTGAATTACTTGTATTGGGCAGTTTGTATACCAATCATGATTTACTTTTGGAATATGGTGAATTACTAAAAGAACAATATGATTTTTCAGAACCAACTACAAAATTTTTGTTTAACTCTATAAGCGAGTTACATTATCAATATCCTGACACAGAAATTACAGAAACCAAAGTAAACATATACATGAATCAAGATCCAGAGCGAAAAAAGAAATATGATGCCTTAAAGGGATATTCCTACATAGAACGTATCAAAAAGCTTGTTGATTTAAATGATTTTCCTACATACTACGAAAAATTAAAAAAGTTTTCATTGTTACGTGAATATGAACGCAAAGGATTTCCTGCACAAAAAATTTACGAAAAGAATAATTTCGAAAAATTAACTTGTGAAGATATTGTTCGGGCAATGGAATACCAAGCTTCAAAAATAGGAACTATAATTGGTGGTTTAAAAGAAAGTATTATCTTAGGTAAGAATATGGTTTCAAAAGTTGCCCAATGGAAGCAAAAACCCGATGTTGGACTATCAATACCTTTTGAAATCATTAACATGCTTATGCGTGGTTTAAGAAACAAAAAGCTTACAATGTTCGGAATGCATTCGGGGTGTGGTAAATCAAGGACTACATCAAAGATTGCTTGTTACTTAGGCATTCTTCATCAAATTCCTGTTTGGGTAGGGGCAAACGAACAAGATGAAGATGAATGGGATGCAATGGTTATTAGTTGTGTTATTAATAATCCCGAATTTGGATTTCAAAATGAGTTATATCGTCGAGGGTTAAATGGAATTGATGAAACTAAAATTGTAACTGGTGCTTACAATGAACTTGAAGAAGAAGTAATTTTAATGGCTGCTGAATTTATTGAGAAAAATAGCAAGATATATTTCTCTGAACTTGAATCGTTCAGCGAGAATGATATTAGACGTGAAATTAAGATTCATCAACTAAAGGGCTGTCAGCTTGCAATATACGATACAATGAAAGCCCCTGATCATGATTGGATGTCTTTTGTAAAAACAGCAGATATGTTAAAGGAAATCGCAAAGAAACTTAATATCCCTATCTGGACTACATTTCAATTAACCGATGATAGTTTGTTTAACGAATTACTTACAAGTCAAGCCATTGCAAATGGCAAACACATTAAACACGTAGCAGATCATCTTTTAATGGCACGACCGTTATTTGGAGATGAATATGATAAATATAAAATATTAAATCCAAATGGTTTTTCTGGAACTGAGCAATTAAATTTAAGACGTGATGAAACTTATTATGTTGTATTTGTTGATAAGAATCGTGGAGGAAAAGACAAGGATCGAATTTGTTTAAGAGTTGATAAAGGAAAAAATATGTGGATTGAAGAAGGTTATTTAATTCTCTCCGAGGACGAAAAGGAATTAAAAAGGATTAAACGTGAACACAAAAAATTAAAACAAGAAAAAGAGGNACGTAAACTCAAAGCGGAACTTGGGAAGGAATAGGGAAGTGATTCGAAATTGATGCTCAAGTCCTGAAGGAAAAAATTAAAGAAGACGATAAGGTAGAACTTATTTTAGAAGCATTAGGTTGCCATCACATTAAGCGAAGCAAAAATTGTTTTACTGCTGCTAATCCAGACGGAGATAATAAAACGGCAATTAATGTTTTTTATGATACATTAGTTACACTTAACCACACAAGATCCGATTTTCCAGAGAGAGCAAGCATTATCGATCTTGTGTGCTATATAAAAAAAATATATTTTACTCATGCTATTAATTGGATTTGCGAGGTTTGTGGATATGATTTTTATGATTCTACATATAAAGAAGAAGAGCTAGATCCATGCTTGCTAATACTTGATCAAATAGAAGCATCAAGTTATAAACAACAAGAGTTTCCGTTATTAAAACATAACAATAAGATCCTTCTTGAATATATAGATTATCCTAATAGTTGGTTTATCGAAGAAGGTATTTCTTATGATGTTCAAAAAATGTTTGAAGTCGGTTTTTCTAAAAGAGACGATTGTATAACGCTTCCTATACGGGATGAACTAGGAAACCTTGTGGGAGTAAAAGGGAGGACAATTCTTCATGATGATGGTGGAAGAAAGTATTGGTATATATATCCTGTTCCCAAAAGTAAAATATTATACGGACTTGATAAGTCGTTAAAATTTATCAAAGAACAAGGTGAAGTTATTGTTTATGAGTCAGAAAAAAGTGTGTTAAAGTCATGGTCAATGGGTTTTTGTCATTGTGTGAGTATTGGCGGTCATGAAATTAGCGACACTCAAGTTCTAAAACTTGAGAAATTAGGTGTTGATATTATTCTGGCATTTGATAAAGATATTTCTCCAAAGGAAGTAAAAAAACAAGCAGATAAATTTATTTTAAAAGATTCTCTTTATGCGATTATTCCCAATAAGCACAAAGCTTTATTGGGCGAAAAAGATGCTCCAGTTGATCGAGGAATAGATGTTTTTATTAAGCTCTATACAGAAGATAAATATAAAATACCGAAATGAAGGATGGTTAAATTAAATTATGGCAACAGGACATTGGGAATGTTTGTATTGTGAAAGTGTTTCAAAGCCTCGCAAAGTTAAAGGCGAATTAGTATGCAGAAATTGTAACGCTCCGTGGGAAGAAGCAATTTGGGTAGAAGATGTTGAAGATGAAAGTGAAAATGAAGAATAAAGAAAAGTAGAAATAAAAGTAAATTAGAACACTACATATTGATTGTTTAGTGTTAAATGAATCTATATATTGATACAAAAAGTGCATGAAACTGTGGTTTCATAAGATTGTATGGGGTGGCCTTATGCTACCCCAAAAAGGAGAGTGATTAATTGGGACTAAATGTTTTAAGTTTGTTTGATGGAATGTCATGCGGACAAATTGCTTTAGAGCGTGCAGGGATCGGAGTTAGTACATATTACGCAAGTGAAATTGAAAAATCAAGTATAAAAATTACCCAAAAGAATTATCCAAATACAATTCAACTTGGAGATGTGACCAAACTTAATAAAGAAAAACTATTATCGTTAGGAAAAATTGACTTACTTATTGGTGGTAGTCCATGTCAAAATTTAACGATAACCACCATTGATCGTCCCGAACACAACCAAGGATTAGATGGAAAAAAGTCAAGGCTGTTTTGGGAATATGTAAGAATTCTTCAAATTGTTAATCCAACATATTTTCTATTGGAAAACGTTGAAAGCATGTCGAAGGAAGATAGAGATATTATTACCGAAGAGCTTGGAGTTGAACCAATAATGATTGATAGTGCATTAGTTTCAGCCCAAGAGCGTAAAAGGTATTACTGGACAAATATCAAAAGAATCCAACAACCCAAAGATAAAGAAATTGTAATTAAGGATATTTTGGAATCAAGTGTTAATGAAAAGTATTACTACAATCAATCATATGATTTCTATGGTTTAGATAAAAAAGTTGTGGCAAAACTTCATTTAAATACTCACGATCTTCTTAAACGAGTTTACAATATTGAGGGTAAATGTGCTACATTGACAGCTTGCAGGGGAGGATATAAACAAAAGAAAATCTATCTTCCAGACGAAAAACGTATTCGAAGATTAACGCCACTTGAATATGAACGCCTTCAAACTGTTCCTGATGGATATACAGAAGGAGTAGCAGAAGGACATCGTTACAATATGCTTGGTGATGGATGGACTGTTGATGTAATTGTACATATTTTCAATGCATTAAAATGTGAATTATTAAAAAATAAAAATGAAATGAAAGTATAATTTTATGAGAAAAGAGGAACATTAAATGAAAAAATACGCTGATTGGTATTATGTTCGTGAAGCAGAAAAAGAAGGTCGAGTAGCATCCATGACTAATGTTGTAGAGCGTAACAGAACGGAATTAAATGATCAACTGAGTTCTTACTTTAGAAGTAAGATACCTAATTATAAATCTATTTTCGACGAACATGAATGCGATGATATTCTTTTTAATTTAAATGATTACATAGAAGAAAACAATATTGATAAACGAGAAATTGATTTTCCTATTACTGAGGGGACTGATATTCACTTATTAAAAATCACTGACAACCTTCATTTAAAGATTCTTGTGGTTGATGAATACTATGGAGGGGGAGATTATGAAAAATATATTGAGATTGGATATTTTGTGATTAACGAAAATACGACAGAGCGAGATGTTGATAAACTAGTTGATTTTGTGAAGCAATATTTGCAATAAAAGAGAAGTTTCATGAGGAGGCAAAAGAGAAATAAATGTTGATAATTGAATGTAATGGAGAATATGCTTTCGGAGGCAGAACTGAAGATATATTCGTAGTTGAAAATCATAATAGTATTGACGATCTACAACAATATATTCAGAACAAACAGCCAATAAAATGCAAAGAACCAACAAAGTATGTAAAGAGGTTTATTATCGAAAAAGAATCATTAAGGGATAGGTTAGTATATTTAAATAATTATTTGAAAATAAAAAAAGCGGATTTTGTTATTATGACACAAGAAGAGATTGATAGTCTTTATCGGCGTTCATGTTACAAATGCGCTAGTCATAACGGCTCCCTTTCTGATTTTCTTAGATGCTGTTATATTCCAGATGGTGAAGGGGGATGCGCTCGACAATGGGAACATTTTTCATGGTTTAAGAATTTATTTAGAAAGAAAGGCCAATAAGAATAAAGAAATTTGAAGTAAAATTTTTATTAGTTAAGGAAATAAGGGTATGAAACATATCTTTCATTAGCGATTGGTGATTAATCGTGACTAAAAAAGATAAAGATATTTTGTTGTTTGGTTTGTTTTTGGCTCAACTTAAAGATAAATATGACATTAGGCCGACTGATTTAATTCAAGATTATAATCAAGAAAAAATTAATGAGATATTTGACAAGGCTCTCTCAAAACTATCAACAAAGGAATCGTTAATTAAAGCAGTCACAGATTTGTACTATGATTTAAAAATAAAATAGTAAAAGTATTGACTTTTTAAATGTGATTTTGATATTATGTCTATGCAACAGAAAGGAGTGGTTACTTGCAGAGAAAGTGGAAACAAAAGAAACCTAAATTATCCTACAGTGACAACGCAAGCATTATTGAAAAGTTAGCAGCTATCAATGGAATTAAAGAAATTGGACGATTTATTAATCCTACTAGGGACGAACTTCATGATCCATATTTACTTAAGAATATCGAAGAAGCAGCTAATCGAATTATCAAGGCCGTCAAGACTGGCGAAAATATTGCAATACATGCAGACATTGACGCAGATGGCGTTTGTAGTGCAGCAGTTATGTACCGTTTTTTAAAAAAGTTTACGGATAATATTACATACTTCCACGCACAGCGTTCGCGTGGTCATGGTATTCATCAGTCAATCAGTGATATTCCATATGGAACAGACTTACTTATAATTCTTGATAGTTCATCTAATGAAGAAGAATCATGCAAGAAAATATTTGAACGTGGAATTGATATTGTAATTCTTGACCATCATGAGATCGAAAATAAAAATGAATATTGTATTTTAGTAAATCCACAACAAGAAGGATGCCAATATCCAAACAAACAAGCTTCCGGTGTACTTATCACATGGAAAGTATGTCAAGTAATTGAAGATACACTTGGAGGAAATTTCACTGATTCTTTAATTGATCTTGTTGGCCTTGGTCTTTATAGCGATCAAATGAGCATGTTAGAGTATGAAAATCGCTATATTCTAAAACACACAATCGAAAACATCAACAACAAGGGTATTAAAGCAATTTTAAATCTTTTACGCAAAGACATTGGAAAACTTAATGCAAATGATTTTGGATACTCAGTAATGCCATTTGTTAATGCAGCTACAAGGCTTGATAAAATTGAATACGTTCTTGATTTGTTGATTAGCGACGATGATTCTTTAATTGAACAACGAGTTAAAGAAATAAAAAAGTTAAACGAACAAAGAAAACAAAAGCAAAAAGAAACAATTGAAACTATCGTTGAATACATAGACGAGAACGACAAATGTATCGTGCTAGTGGAACCAGAACTCGGCAAGGGCTTCAACGGCCTTGTTGCTGGAGATATTGCTAATGCATATCAACGACCAACTATCATATTAGGAAATGCACTAAAAGAAAAAGACGAATATCATGGAAGTTTCCGTTCAGTTGGATTTTTTAAATTCCTTGATTTTGTTCGTGAAATTCCAGAAGTGATTTTTGCGGGAGGCCACCAATACGCGGGTGGTTTAGGAATCAAGAAAGTTAATTTAGAAAAATTTAAACAAGAATTAAATGAAAGATTAAAAGATGTTGACTTTGAAAATGTAGTAAGCTATGAGCTTAATTTACATCATCAAGAAATTGATGAGCCTTTTATTGAATTAATCAATAGTTTTTATAAAGTTACGGGAAAAGGTTTTAGTGAGGGTAAATTTCTTATCGAAGATATGTATGTATTAACCAAAGATATAATTGGTTCTGGTGATACATTAAAACTAGGTTTATGTCCTGTTTCAAACACATGGTTTGATGATATTGAAAACATTAAGCCAACACTAATAGGAATGAAATTTAGAGCAGATCAAGAAACAATAAATAAAATAAAGACGGGAGATGTAATTGATTTAATTGGTTCATTAAATATCAATGAATTTGTTAGATGGAGGCCACAAAAAGAAATTATAAAAACATTACAAGTATTCATTGAAGATTTTAGGCATTCAAAATAAAACTTTAAAGGGGATAATACATATGCTATTTTACGCAACTGGAACTGACGAAAAAGGTGCTCATTATATTATCTATCATAACGAAATTTTTAAAGATCGTTTTACTGCTGTTCAACAAGCAGAACGAATTGCAAAGGTAAAAGGTTTAACGCTTGAAGGTGTACGAGTTGTAGGAGAAAGTAAAGTTGAAGGTCGCACAATGACCAAATTTTTCAAACATAGAAAACAACACAATGGAATTAATCCAAATGAGTATTTTAGTGTACTTTGAGGTTCATTAAAACTGAATCCGCTAGTCTGGTCGGCTGGCGGATTCACCATAGGAGGAAAATGTATTGAACGAATTATTTTCGGTTTTAGAATGGACGCAAGAGAATGATTCGGAAGCCAATATTATTGCTAGGCATTTAACCAAATCTCAGGAAGATATTTTTGTTTCAATTGCACCGGAACATCTGCACAGGGAAGTTATTAGTATGAATGAACTTAACAAATTGCAAGGTGTTCAACAATAAAAAATCTATCTTTCATAGAGGAGAAATGAAGATGAGCGAGGTAACTGTAACTATTACAAATCCACCACAAGAAAGCCCCTGTCTTTAGGCATGGGGATGAATTGTGGTAGGATAAGTTGGTAAAAACTTGATTTTCATAACTAAAATATGATATATTTATTATAAGAAAAAAGAACGGAGGTGACATTTGTGCAATCCATCACTGTAAAAATCAGATTTTTTCCTGATAACCCAAAGGTCATTAAAGAAGCATCACAAGAATATATCAATATTGTCAATAAATTATCTCAACAAGCAGTAGAAAATAAAACTTTCCCTAAAATCACAACAAAAGATATTTCAACTTTTCTTCCATCTGCTGTTTGCAATCAAGCGATCAGAGACGCAAAATCTGTATATACCAAGTATAAAAAAACCAAAAAATTATCTGTTCTTAAGAAGCCAGTATATTATATTAATAATCAAAATTATACCATTCTTGATAATGCAATTGCCTTTCCTATATCTATTAACGGAAAAACGAAAAAGACATATTTTAAAGCCATTGCAACAGATAGAGATATAGAATTAATCAAAAAATCCAAACTTGGTCTTATGCGTATTGTAGAGAAATCAGGTAAATGGTATGCTCAAGTGTCCATTCAAATTCCAGAAGAAAAATTTAGTGGCGAAAATATCATGGGCATTGATCTTGGCTTAAAAGTTCCTGCTGTTGCTGTAACATCAACAGGCAAGACAAGATTTTTTGGTAATGGTAGGCAAATGAAATATGTCAGGCGCAAATATCAGTCTCGCAGAAGAAAATTGGGTAAACTTAAAAAACTTTCGGCCATCAAAAAATTAGGCGATAAAGAAAGCAGATGGATAAAAGACCAAAATCATAAAATCAGTAGACAGATTGTGAATTATGCTATACAAGAAAATGCAAGTATGATAAAACTAGAAAAATTAGAAAATATTCGCAAGACGACAAGAACAAGTCGTAAAAACGCAAGGAATCTGCACAACTGGTCATTCTATCAACTGCAACAGTTTATCACATATAAGGCTAACTTGGCAGGAATTAAAGTTATAGAAGTTAATCCTGCATATACAAGTCAAACATGTCCTCGTTGTGGTAAACGAAATAAAGCAGATGATAGACGATATGAATGCTCATGTGGATTCAAGACACATAGAGATCGGGTTGGTGCAATAAACATCATGAACCAACCTGTGGCAGATGGTAACAGTCTGCCAGCCTAAGAACCTATATGGTCTGTCTTAGGATGGGCTGATGGCACAGCCCTTAACTTGGAGATTGCACGAAGTAGAAATGCATGAGTGCGCGAATCATCCAAGAATCCCTCGGATTTATCCGTGGGGAGTGTCAACAAATCTGAGTATGAAAGTCTGTTGCGTGACAGCATAAAATTAAGTTGTCTAGAAGCATGTGGTGTTGATAATTGGGAGGGTTGGGATGATGCAATGAAGATGTATCATGAAGAAATGGAAGGGGAAAATGCTAAAGAAAGAGAACTATCTATAAGTGGGAGAGGGCCAACACAAGAAGCATTTTCTCGGATTGAGTGATAATGTTAGTTATTTTGTAGAGCAAACAGACGCGACTTACGGCGTCCCCTATCATTATCGAGTGCTTTTTCGTCCTGAAACCATTGTTCCTGATATTGATTTGCAAACATCTATTGAAAAATAAAAATTTCATAGGGAGAGATTTATAAATGAAGATTAAATTTGAAGAAGATATCAAAAAAAAGAAGGTTGAGATTGGAGATCTTATTCTGGATAATGGAGATTTATATTTGATTGTTCATGGTCTTAATGAAGAGTATCCATTTGAAATTGTTGAACTTGATAAATGTACTGTTGTAGAAGCATATTCCTCAGAAGAAGATTTGATAGATTTTTTTGAAAATCCTATAGTGTATAAGCATGATAAAGTCGAATTAGTTATTAAAAATTGCTAATGGAAGAATAATTTTTTGAAAAAATGATGATGAATAAAGGAATGTTTAAATGATTATTGTTGCTTGGATACTAATGATTGTTTTTGGTTGGTTTGCTTTACTTGGTTGGATTAAATATTGGTTTGGATCGGTAAAGCTAAGTCAATTAATTCTTATTATGTTTTGGTCTGTTATTGCTGCATTATGTGCTGGCGTAATCTTTGGTGGATTATTTAGCAATTATATTAATTAATGATGAAGTCGGATTTCATGAGGATGAATAAAATATATCAATACCATATATTTTTAATTTTGTAGTTGATGATCAGAAGGGATACGCTGAAAAAAGAGATAGTAGAAATTATTTTGTCTATTGGGATAACGAAGATGTCCCTGATATTTACGACACTAAAGATGTTCAAAGACTTCTAAATAATAGTATATGGATTTTACAAGAGCATTTTTATGAAAAGGGTGTGATTAATAACTTGACAAAAAGAAAAAATGGAATGGGTAGTCATGAATCAGCACGTATGAAAACTGATGAGTGGTTGACTCCTCCTGAGATTTTAAAGGAATTAGGTGAATTTGATTTAGATCCATGTTCACCAATACATAGACCTTGGGATACGGCAAAAGTACACTACACTATTGAGGATGACGGTTTGTCAAAGGAATGGTTTGGTAGAGTGTGGCTTAATCCACCATATGGTAATATGGTAGCAAAATGGCTAGATAAATTAGCTATACACGGAAATGGTATTGCGCTTATTTTTGCAAGAACAGAGACAAAGATGTTCTTCGATCATGTATGGGATAAAGCAAATGCATTGTTATTTTTTAGAGGAAGGCTTTTCTTTCATCATGTGACAGGAGAAAAAGCAAATCAAAACGCTGGCGCTCCGTCTGTTCTTATTGCTTATGGTGAAGAAAATATGAAGACTCTAGAAAGTGTTTCTGATTGGGGTAAGTTAATTAAATTAAAGTGAAAGTTTCATTTGATTTGAAAACAAAAAAAAGGAGATACATATGAAAATCAACAAATTTGGAGCATGGCCTAAAACTGAAGAAGAATTAATTTTTTATCTGCATGAACAAGAGAATAAACATCATGATTATAATTCGATTGCCGAAGCTTTGACAAATGTTACTGTAGCGATGTTTAACTATTTTGCTTGCAAACATGGTATGACAGGTTTTCAATGCAGTTGGTCTGGAATGCAATTTCTAAGACAAACACGAGGGATGGAAGGGCCATTTGGGATTGTTGATGGATCTAAAATGCTCTATCCACAATATGATATTGTTGCCGAAGTTAAAAAATGGTTAGAAGAATGGAAGCCAGAACTAGGTCGAATGGCAAAAGAAAAACTCAAACAAGAACGCAATGAAAGTTTTCTTCCACATCCAGATGTAATTGCTCGTTGGAAGGAACTTGCTAAATATGTTGAATAATTATGATAAAAGAAGAATTATAAAGGAAGTGAAAAAATGAAAACAGTTGATGTAACTTTAGTCGTTAAAGATGGTGGGTACGAACAAGTTAGAATTCCTTCTACAATGCTTGGAGACTTGGCTTATGCAATTCAAGAAAAAGGTTCTGAAGTAGTACAGCTTGCAAGCAAAAAATTTAACCTACTGCGACCAGAATTCCCCCGCCTCTATAGGCGGCGGGATGAATGGATGCTAAAATATCTTCTCCAAAAATTGACTTTTCACTAACTATAATGATATACTATTCTATTTGGATATATGCCAAACAAATTTGTCTTAGGATGTTCCTTGTTAATTTGTGCCATTTCCTTTTTTGGTTCTGCAATTAGAAATGACGAAGGAAAATGAATGGGGGAATATGTATTGGTAAAAGATGTAGATAAAGATGTTAAAGATGCAAAAATTATCGATGTAGAATTTGTAGCAAGTCTTTGTCATGAAGTAAATCGCGCTTATTGCCAAAGCCTCGGTGATCATTCTCAACCTTCTTGGGACGAAGCACCGGATTGGCAAAAACAAAGTGCAATTAATGGGGTAAAGTTTCATTTTGAGAATGAAACAACTCCAGAAGAAAGTCATGTTAATTGGATGAAAGAAAAAATTGCTGACGGATGGGTTTATGGAGAAGTTAAAGATCCCGAAAAGAAAACTCATCCATGTTTAGTAGAGTACAATCAATTGCCACAGGAGCAACGTAGTAAAGACTATATTTTTAAAGCTATTTGTGATTTTTATAAGTATAGATAAATATGAAAATATAATTTTATCATCTGTGAGAGAGGAGAAAGATTATTCTACAATTTCTTTTTTGGTTTGGAGTTTATTTGTTAATCGGATATATTTGGGGAGTCTCAATAGTAAAATCACAGCGCAAAGCAATGCAAGATAAGCCTTTAACCAAAGAAGATTATGATATGCAATCCGAAATAAGATTCACCATGAATTTAGTTGGAAAAGAAAAAATGGAAGTTACAACAGTTTACTTAGTAATGTTTCTATGGCCCATTTTCTTATTTGTGTATTTATTCAAAAAATTATAGTTTAATGATTTTGGGTGGGTTGGTGGGAATATTGAAAAAAGGAGGATAGAAAATAAAAAAATAAAAATAAAAGGGGTTGATAGTAGTCTTAATAGTATATGATTCAATGACCGGAAACGTAGAACGATTTGTTAAAAAGCTAAATATGGAGTCTTTAAAAATACATAAAGAGTTGCGGATTGCGGAACCATATGTACTTATAACTTATACTACCCGTATGGGCGAAGTATCTAACAAAACAAGGGATTTTCTTTTTGATAATTACCCATTCCTAAAAGGCGTTGCTTCAAGTGGAAATCGAAATTGGGGTACAAATTTTGCTAAAGCGGCAGATATAATTTCAGAACAATATAAGGTTCCTATTATTTTAAAATTTGAACTTTCTGGTACAGAACAGGATCTAAATACATTTAAAGAGAGGTTGCGAGAGCTTGAAGTACATTGAACTAAACAACCAAATCATGCAAAAGAAAGATGGTTTTTTTGATCTTGAAAAAGATAAAGAAGCCGTTAAAGAGTTTATGAAAGAAGTTAAAAAGAAATATGTTTATTTTGATTCAGTAGAACAACGCATTAAATATTTGATTGAAAATAACTTTTATTATAATGTACTTGAACAATATACAATTGAACAAATCGAAGAAATTGACAGAATCGTTAAGGGATATAATTTTGAATTTGCATCATACATGGCAGCTTCAAAATTCTATAGAGACTATGCCCTAAAAACAAATGATAAAGAAAAATACTTAGAACTGTATGAAGATAGAATTGTGATTTGTGCTCTTTATCTCGGTGGGGGAAATTTTGAAAGAGCAAAAAGATTGGCTATTGCCATGATCGAACAACGTCTACAACCAGCAACACCCACGTTTTTAAATGCTGGAAAAGCCCGTCGCGGAGAAATGGTTTCTTGTTTCTTGCTTGATATGGATGATTCGTTGAATTCTATTAACCATGTGTTAAACATGTGTATGCAGCTATCAAAAATCGGCGGCGGCGTGGCGGTCAATTTGTCCAAATTGCGCAGTAGAGGAGAACCAATCAAAGGTGTTGAGGGTGCCGCGAAGGGCATTATGCCAGTGTTGAAGCTAATGGAAGATGCATTCTCTTACGCCGACCAGATGGGACAGAGAAAAGGTTCCGGGGCAGGATACTACAATATTTTTGGTTGGGATGTTATTGAATTCCTTGATAGTAAAAAGATCAATGCTGACGAAAAGATTCGTCTAAAAACACTTTCGATTGGCCTAATTATTCCAAACAAATTTTACGAGTTGGCAGCACAAGATAAACCGCATGTTGTCTTTGCTCCATATTCGGTTTATAAAGCTTATGGTGTGCATTTGGATGACATGAATATGGATGAAATGTATGATAAGCTACTCGCTGATGATCGAGTTAAAAAACGCACAGTTATGAGTGCGCGTGATATGCTAGTTAAAATTGCTACGACACAATTAGAATCTGGTTATCCTTATATTATGAATAAGGATAATGCAAATAAAGTTCATGCACTTAAAGATATTGGTACAATTAAAATGTCAAACTTATGTACCGAGATTTTCCAGTTACAGGAAACATCGGAAATTAATGACTTTGGTGAAGAACATGTAATTCGAAGAGATATTAGCTGTAATTTGGCAAGCTTAAATATTGTAAATGTATTTAATCCAAATGCTCCCGAAAAGTTCAGAGATTCAGTACATATTGGAATGGATGCTTTAACTCAAGTTAGTGACATGACATCGATTAAAAATGCTCCATCTGTCAAAAAAGCTAATGAAGAACTACATTCAGTAGGGTTAGGATTGATGAATCTACATGGCTTCTTTGTGAAAAATCGTATTCCTTATGAAAGCGAAGAAGCAAAAGATTTCGTTCGTACATTTTGTATGATGATGAATTATTACTCAATTGAGCGCTCAATGGAAATCGCAAAAGAGCGCGGTGTAACATTTAAGGACTTTGATAAGTCGGAATATGCAAAAGGCACTTATTTTGAAATGTACCTTAAGGAAGACTTTTCGCCACGTACGGAAAAAATAAGAAAGTTGTTTGAGAATTTCAAAATTCCAACTAAAAAAGATTGGGCAAAATTGGCCGAAGAAGTAAAACGATATGGTCTGTATCACGCATATCGGTTAGCAATTGCTCCTACACAAAGTATTTCTTACATTCAAAATTCTACTTCAAGCGTAATGCCAATTGTAGAGCAAATTGAGACAAGGACGTATGGTAATTCAACTACTTATTACCCTATGCCTTTCCTAGATCAATCAAATATTTTCTTCTATAAGTCGGCTTATAACATGGACATGATGAAAGTTATTGATTTGATTGCGGAAGCTCAACGTCATATCGATCAAGGGATCAGCACTATCCTATATGTAAATAGTGATGTAAGCACAAGAGACTTAGGTAGATATTATGTATATGCTGCTCACAAAGGACTTAAATCCTTATATTACACAAGAACACGTTTGATCAGCGTAGAAGAATGCACTTCATGCGCTGTGTAAATAAATAGAAAGAGGGATATAGTTTGACAACATTTTCAGCAGTAAATTGGAATACACCAGATGATGATTTTACACAAATGTTTTGGCAACAAAATATTATGCAGTTTTGGACTGATGAAGAAATTCCACTATCTGATGACAAGATGACGTGGATCGATCTTACTAAAGCTGAACAAGAGGTATATAAGCGAGTATTGGGAGGACTTACGCTTCTTGATACAATTCAAGGCGGAGTGGGTATGCCCAAAATCCTTGAGCATATTGATGGCCTCCAGCGCAAAGCAGTTTTAGGCTTTATGGGGATGATGGAGCAGATTCACGCCAAATCATATAGTAGTATTTTCACTACATTGGCAACCAAAGAAGAGATCGACGAGATTTTTGATTGGGTTCATCAAAATAAATATTTGCAAAACAAAGCTAAAATTATTGCGGACTACTATACGAACATTCGCACAAAAAGAGATGTCTATATGGCATTATGTGCGTCAGTTCTTTTGGAGAGTTACTTGTTTTATAGTGGATTTTTCTATCCTCTATATCTTTCTGGACAAGGTAAAATGACAAATAGTGGCGAAATAATTGATCTAATCTTACGTGATGAAAGCATTCATGGTGTGTATGTTGGTTTACTAGCACAAGAAATTTTTCAATCATTCAACAAACGCACCCAAGAAAGATTAAAAGTAGAATTATTTGAATTAGTTGATGAATTATATAGCAACGAAATTTTATATACAGATGAATTATACGAGCCTATTGGACTTCAAGAAGAAGTAAAAAAATATGTAAGATATAATGCTAACAAGGCATTACAAAATCTTGGGTTTGAAAGTTACTTTCCAGAAGAAACAATTAATCCAATTGTTCTAAATGGAATCAATACAAACACAAAAAACCATGACTTCTTCTCGAAGAAAGGGAATGGATATGTCCGTAGCACAAACGTAGAAAAAATGCGTGACGAGGATTTCATTTTTGATTGAACATCGAAAAAGATTAAAAATGTAATTGCCAAAACTTTTAACTAAAAAATAAAAAAGGGAGAATGTAGTATATGAAATTTAAAATCAATCAAAAAGTATTCTATACATCTGTAAAAGTGCCAGCAGTAATTAAAGGATTCGAAAAGAACAAGGTATTTATTACATATTTCCCAAAAGGCGAAACAAAACGCACGAATAAACTCGTGGAACCTTCGAAATTGAAACCATATCGTAAAATTAAAAATAATTCAAATCGTTATTATTATGCAGTACGTAAATTTCATACCGCATTTAAACATCCAAAATCAAACAAGCCGACGCCAATGGATGCTAATATGGCGATTAAACGAATGTCTTGGACACTTGAAGAAATTGTTGAATTTATCCACGCTTCTTCCGAATCTAAAGAACAATTTTCAACTTTATTTGAACAATTAATTGTTAATGGACAAAAAACTTATGAAAAATTGCTAAACACACCTTTGCCTGAAAGCGCAGAGGATAGGCTATTAGCACAAGTAGATGCAGTAGGAGATATTTTGTATTTCAATCAAGGTGACTTTAACATCCTTGGAGTAAAGCCAGATAGAATTTTTGAAGCGATTCAAGCGGCAAACATGAGAAAGCTTCATGAAGATGGTAAACCAAGATTCCGAGAAGGGGACGGAAAGATCATTAAGCCGGAAGAATGGTATGGCCCCGAAAAAGATATTCAAAAAGAAATTGAAAGACAAGCTAATGCAGTAAACAAAACTAAAAAGTCTTAAAAACAAAAAGAGGAGCGTAGTTTAATTCTACGCTCCTTGAAATTACGATTCGGCAGTAGCAGCAGCTTCTTGTTGAACTTCAGATTTAGGCTTTCTACCGGGTTTCTTGGTATAATTTCTCTTTTGTGGTATGTTAGTAAAGTGTTCTTCAAACATCTTAAGAACGTTTCGATAAACGGCTACGCTAATAGTACGAACGACTGGAGTGGATTCTGGGTTGATAGATTTCTCAAATTCAATACCTTGTTCTTCGTGCGCTATTAAAGCGTTAAGTTTATCTTGAAAGTCTTTGATTATTTTTTCATCAAAAATTTTTGCCATTTAATTCACTTCCTTGTCTTTATAAGAATTTAAATTCATTATATCATAAAATTTAGGAGAAAAAAATGAATCAAGCAGATAAACAATATTTAGATATTGTAAAAGATATTCTTGAGAATGGATATTACGACAATAATCGCACAGGAATTCCGACAAAAAAATTGTTTGGAAAACTATTTCGTTTTGATTTACAAAAAGAATTTCCGATTCTAACTACGAAATTTGTACCATTTAAAACGCTCGTAAAAGAATTGTTCTGGATTTATGTAATGCAAAGCAATGATGTCCGTGAACTACAAAAAATGGGTGTTACAGTATGGGATGAATGGATGCAAAATGATGGAACAATCGGAAAAGCTTATGGTTATCAAATAGCAAAATATAAGCAAATAGACAAGTTGATTGAAGGTTTAAAAAATGATCCTCAATCACGAAGGCACATCATGACTCTTTGGAATTTAGATGACCTTGAAGATATGGCCTTACAACCATGTGCTTTTCAAACCATGTGGGATGTATCCAATGGTTATCTCAATTGCACTTTAATTCAAAGATCGGGTGATATGGGCTTGGGCGTGCCATTTAATACAGCACAGTATGCTGTACTTGTACATATGATTGCACAAGTAACCGGATTAAAAGTAGGAGTGTTCAATCACTATATTAATAACGCACATCTTTACGAAAATCATTGGGAGCAAATTAAAAAACAATTAGAAAGAGAGCCATTTCCCTCTCCTAAATTGTGGATTAATCCTGAAATTAAAAACTTTTATGATTTTACTATTGATGACATTAAGCTTATCGATTATCAGCACCATCCTAAAATTGAGATGGAGGTAGCTGTTTGATTTCTATTATTGTAGCGATGGATCGAAATAAATTAATTGGAAACAATGGGCAACTTCCATGGCACATTCCAGCCGACTTAAAGTATTTTAAAGAGAAAACTAAAAATAAAATAATTGTTATGGGAAGAAAAACTTATGAGTCAATTAGAAGACCATTGCCTAATAGAGTCAATGTGGTTATCTCAAAAAATATCGAATTCATAATTAAAAATAAGGATAAGGGGTTATTCGTTTATGATTCAATTGACCAATTTCTAAAAAGCAATATACATAAAGATCGAGAAGTATATGTGATTGGTGGAGCAAGAATCTACGCTCAATTCTTACAAATAGCTGATAAGCTATTGATTACTCATATTGATTACGAGTTTAAGGGGAATACTTACTTCCCTAATTATGATGAGAATGACTTCTCTATTACTTCGTCCATAAAAATAGGCGCAAGCGAAAATGATTCAAAATACAATCTTACTTTCGCGGAGTACAGCAGAATAAAAAAATAAAATATAAAAAACACTTGCACAAAAAATAGATTCATGCTAAAATCAATCCTGTCAAGAACGATACCAAATTGTTCCGACAGGATTTTCTTGTAGTAAGGAGGGAGAATAATATGTATCAAGCATATGTGGACGCTTCTTTCACACCTCGAAGTTCGGGATTTGGTTATGCGGTTTTTAAAGACGATATTCTTTTACATATACATAGAGAAAATAGAGTGTCAGTGGATTGCAATTCATTAGAGTACATAGCGGTTTTGGAACTCATGAAATATATTAATAGAATAAAAATAAATAATGTAACTGTGTTCACAGATAGTTTAAATTTAGTGAGCGAACTAAGAGCTAAAAGAAGAATTAGAAATCCAATAATAAATGAAATTTTGTATGAACTCTCGCTTAATCCTACTGTTAAAGTTAAATGGATAGACCGGAGATTGAATGTATTTGCGCATAGTCTTAGTCAAAATGCTCGAACCATGAATTATAATTTTAGTGATAATATTAAAAAACAACGAAGGCTGCTGAAAACCTGTAAAATATGTAAAGAAAGAAAACCAGTCACCCAATTTCCTTCAAATCAACGAAAATGCATTGATTGCTTATCCAAAGTAACTGCGATTAATAGCTCATACTTAAAAACAAAATTACATAAATGAGGTGAAAAATTTTATGAGAAAAAAAGATGAGCGGCTTAGTTATTTAGAAATTAATCATTTTTATTTCAATCGCGTCTTAGAGCCAAACGACAACTATTACAATAAAAGAGTCGAGAAAGTATTGTTTCCCTATGACTTAGAAATGGCGCAACTTAAATGGGAATTAAAAAATAAAAAAAAGGAGATACACTAAATGAATTATTCTAAAGAAACACTTAAGCTAATAAGTCTTTGCTGGAGTGGTGACGAACCAAGGAACACTAATGTAATCATTGGAACAACGTATTTCGATTTAGAAGGCAATAAATATAAAATAACGGAAGATACATATAAAGAATTGGTTCGGTATCAAAGCGAATCTTCAAGAAAATTCAAGATTATTCGAAATGGAAACGTCTTGTGGCTTCAAGGAATGGGTGCATGAAACCATGATTTTGTGAGGTGTTAAAAACTAATGGCAAAGAAAAAATATAGAATACAAAAGGCTCGAATTAAGGAAGCAGGGAAACTTCTTTCTATTATAACTGGAATTAATTTTGGAATCAGTGGTAGTAGTTATAAAAATGGCATATGGTATTGTAATTTTTATGCTGAACTAGATGTTCCACATTGGTTTGATACAACTATTCGTGATACAGCAGAAGAAGAAATAAGGCCATATATTGAAAGGCAATACAAGAAAATTATTGATGCACTCAAAAGTAAATTTGGAGAAATCGAACATTCTCCATCAGAACATTGGTACAATTTCACTTATTATCTTCCTCCAGAAGGTGTTGCTCAACCTGAAATTTGGGATCATGTTAATGGGGTTTTTCAAAAAATAAAAGATGCAAGACTACTAACAGAAAAAGAAATAGAAGAAAATTTGAAGCGATGGGAAGAAATTTGTCAAGATGAACCAAACAATAGATATTCTTTATTCCATTTAGAACATTTAAGATGGAGTAAAGATAACTGGAAAAAATATTTTAAGTTTGTTGGTGGTTCACCATTTACAGATGAATTATTTGTTCAAATTCGTTATGGCGACATGATTAGAATGCGAGGAGAATTTTCGTTTAAAGCTTTTGGTGAATTTGATCTGTTGAAAGAAGAATATATGTATTATATTTAAAAATAAAAAAGGGGATTGTATTTCAATTAATAAAAGGAGTAATATTTAAGATGTATTTCTACGAAAAGGAATTAGCGCGAATTAAAAATGATTGGGAGAAAACACACCCTGAACGAGTAAAAATATTCTCTCAACAATATTTAGAAAATGGCTTTTCAGATGAAGACACGTGGAATTTAGATATTCATCTTGCAAAACTAATTTACCCTAGACTCGTTCGATTTAAAGAAATAGCTTGTGTTGTTATAGACTGGCCTTTGAATGAGATTATAGAAGCATTTAGATTAATTGTTGATGAAAATGTAGATTTCTTTAACGAACCCGAAAATTACGAAAAAATAAAGAAAGGACTTAAATTATTTGCAGAGTATTATTTTAAATTGTGGTGGTGATATAAAAAAGTATAGCTAAAAAGGGATGTAATTTAAAATTAAAATTCACCATAAAAGACACGTTTCATATGCTAATATTCAAACTTTAAAGTGCGAATCCCAAGCGAACATAAAAACTCTAGGAGATTCGCACCAAATTTACAGGGCGACTCGGCGTCCAAAATCGAGAAAGCATGTGAATTTACATATGATTTACCTATTTCACATGCACTCGATAACGTATCTATATTTTAAAATGTGCTTATAGATACGACCATTCTCGTTTTTATAGGAGAATGCACTTTGTGCGAATAAATATGCACACTTTTTGCTGTTGCAATTCGCACATGCACATAAAGTGTGAGAAGGGAGACTAAGGCTAAAGTCTTTGCTAGGCTAGTTGCAATTCGCACATGCACATAAAGTGTGAGAATGGGAGAATGTAGATCGTGACTCTGCCTTATAGTTGCAATTCGCACATGCACATAAAGTGTGAGCTAGATCGACTATATATGCGGAGCTTAAAAATTATTGCAATTCGCACATATATAATGTTAAAATAATGAGGGGTTTTATATATGCCTAAAAAAGAAAAAGATGATAATAAGATTGTGAAAATTGTAAAAGTAGAGATTGATAGGATTGTTGGAATAAAAGAAGATCATTTTAATGTTATAGCAAAAAAACTTCAAAGCGAATCTCTTGATATGCGAAATCAATTTATCGCAGAGTTATGGAAGTGGAATAATTTTGAAGATGACTATAAAACAAGATACTACTCTAATCCAGATACAAAGGAATATTTATTTAATAAAAAGAAAGGGAGTCCATATGGATCAATAAGGGGGTATGCTGAGGACGTAGTGAAAGAAAATAAAATATCGTATTCTGGTATAATTAGTGCAAACACAAATAAAGCTCTTAGTAGATGGAATAAATTCTTAAAAGATCGCGAAAACTATAGAGAAGGAAAATATCCAGCAATACCATGTTTTACAAGACCAGAAATTCTATTTCGTGCTTCTGATACAGAGATAATTAAGAAAGATGCAAAATATGAATGCAAATTACCTTTACTTGGTAGAGATGGAGTTAAAATTGCTGATCTTCTAGTTAAAAAATATGAAGAAGAAAAACGCACTGAAAAACTAAGAAGAGAAGAATTAAAAAAAGAATATAAGAATCTTGAAGAAAAAGGCGTAGAAATAACCAAAGAAATTAAAGATAAACTGTGGATTAAAGTTAAAAATAAAATTAAAGAAAAGAGTGAAGAAGAACTTAAAAATGATGAACCGATTATCACCTCTAGTAGCTATCAAGCTATTTTGAAACTATCTGATACATATGATAATACAACAATCATAAACAGAATTATTAATGGCGAATATAAAATGGGTGAAAGCAGTTTACGAAAATTAAAAAACAAATGGATACTATTTATCACATACAGTTTTGAAAAGCAGTCAAAGGGGCTTGATCCAAATATAATTTTGGGTGTAGATATAGGAGTTAATGATCCAGCACATATGATAGTTTATGATTCCAATAATAAAAAATGGGGGAAAAAGAAATGGATTGATGGTAAAGAAATCGAAGCGTTTCGTAAGAAACGTGATGTTATGAAGAGATCAATACAAAAACAAGCTGCTTATTGTGGAGAAGGAAGAAGAGGACATGGGAGGAAAACAAGAATGAATGCGGTTGAAAAGATTGATGGAATGATTAAGAGATTTAAAAATACATGCAACCATAAATATTCTAGATTTATTGTTGATTTTGCTTTAAAAAACAATTGTGGAGTAATTCAGATGGAAAACTTATCAGGAATTGCTGATGGAGAAAAGAAAGCAACATTCTTGGGTGATTGGACTTTTTATGATTTGCAACAAAAAATAAAATATAAAGCTGATGAAGTTGGAATTAAAGTTATATTTATTAAACCAAATCACACGTCTGCAAGGTGTAGTAATTGTGGTTTCATTCATGATAATAAATTAAAAGATATTTGGAGACCAGAAACAAAACAATTCAAATGTATGAAGTGTGACTATGGACATAGGCGATTTGTCCACGCAGATGATAATGCAGCTAGGAATATTTCGCTTCCAGATATCGAAAATATTATCGAAGAACAACTAGACCTCCAAAACAAAGAAGCAAAACATGCATTAAAGTATATTGCAGAATAAACTTTTTATACATTCTCTCTGGTGCGAATCCCAAGTTCACATAAAATCCCTAGAAGATTCGCACTTCTAATAAACATTAAGGGGCGACTCGGTAGAATGGAACATCTTAGTCAGTCATCCGTCCTAAATCGAGATAGTGCGGTTATACATATTTAACTTAACCGTTCACACTCGATAAGGTATCCCGAAAGGGTGAAACCCTACTCACAAAATCCGAGTAGGCACTTCATACAGAATATTTATGTATATTTATTCACACTTTCCGCAGTTGCAATTTATATGTACGTATGAAGTGTGAGAAAATACTAGATTAAGTCTTGTTATGAAATTAGCTAAAGATATTACTTCGGCTCTGATTGAGCGATTCCCCCTAGAGTATGAAAAAGAAAATATTAAAATAAAAAATATTAAAGATAAAGATTTGGTTAAACGAATTAAAAAGAAAGGGTTAAGCGTAGAGTTGATCACAAAATAAAACATGAAAGATGCATTTCATTAAATGATGTGATGAAGCTTGAGAATAAAAGTTATTGTTACAATTGAACTATTAAAATAAAAAATATCAAGATAATTCGAGAGGAGTATAAACAAAATGGATAAATACTCTCACTTAGACAAGGAATATCTCGAATACTTAAAGGAGGGCTACTCTCAAAGATACATAGATCCAGACGATCCTTGGTTTACGGACTATGAACTTGAAGATAAGTACCTAGACGGATATGGCTTTGAAAATAAAAATAAAATAATACATAAAGGAGAGTAAAATAAAATGGATTTGGGGTTAAAAAAGGCGGAAGACACGAACGCTGGATTTCGTTTGCCCTAAAAAAAGCAAAATACAGTAAAGTTCCACACTACAAACACTGTGCTGTTGTAATCAAGGGTGGAAGGCCAATTAGTATAGGAATTAATAAAACAAAAGCGGGATGTCTGGGAGATCCAATTTATTCTTTCCGCCAATGGCACAGTGAATTTGATGCCCTTTGTAACCTTGATGAGTCTCAAATTAAAAATGCTATCTTGTATGTCGCAGGATGGACAAAGGGAGGTAATATTGCAAAATCCAAGCCATGCCCTCATTGTCAGGAGTATTTAAAAAAATTACCGTTAAAATCTATCGTATATTCAATGCCAGATGGAAGCTATGAAGAAATGGTTATATAAATATTTTGGGGTGAAATTCATGAACGACAAAAAAAGACTAGAGTCAATTATTAAAGCAATAGACGCAATTGGTAAAGATACACTTATTCCAAGACAACATGAACAATTATTTGGAATCCTATTAGCGCAACATATGATTTCCAATGGCTTTCCCGAAGAAGTTGTTGATCCTGACTTGCTAATGTTATCTATTCGTGATGCTTATCATGAATATAATTGGATAAAAGAAAAGATTAAAAACCCAACAATTGAGAATGTATTTACTCCAAAATACATTGAAGAATTAAAGAAAAAAGGTTGGATTTATGAACCAAATAAAGATTGAGTGGATTATTCCTACGAAATTGCGATTTTATTGGAGGTGTTTAAAGTGAATTTGTGGTTTACAGCAAATGATTATTATGGTCAAGAAGTCAATTTTACATTTGATGATATTAATTGTGTATATAAAAACGACGGAATTATGTATGTTGGAAATCCAATTCCTATTCCAATTTTGATGAATACAATAAAATTAAAAAATTATGAAGCAAATAAATTAAATGAATTCACTTTTCGTTTTTATGATGGAGTCAACTATAAACAAGGAGTATGCAAAAATATAGTTGCAGTTGATTTACTACAGGCTAAAGACTTTGCATATCAAATTGTTGAATTATTAGGTTCGTTGAATAGTAGTGATTGGGACAAAGATACAATTCGATATGAATATATAAGCCAATGAAATCATCATTTCATAAGAAAGAGAGGAAGCATTTTATATGAGGTTGCTTGTTGTAACAAGAGGGGCAATGGGAGCAGGAAAATCTACTTGGATTAAAAATGCTGGTCTTGAACAATATACAATATCTCCAGACCAAATTAGACTAATGATTCAAACTCCCGTAATGAATGAGACTGGTGGATTTTCAATTAGTGTAAAAAATGAAAAACGTGTATGGAATCTCTTATTTGAAGTATTAGAAGATCGTATGAAACGTGGAGAGTTTACTGTTATCGATGCAACCCACTCAAAAACTGAAGACTTTAAGAAATATAAAAAATTACTTGAGAAATATCGTTACAGAATGATATGCGTTGATTTTACTGATGTTCCAATTGAAAAAGCAAAAGAACAAAATAGAAATAGAGAAAGTTATAAATTTGTTCCCGAAGATCGTATTGATAATTTGTATGAAAGATTTAAAACACAAGAAGTACCTAATTGGGTCAAAGTTATCAAACCAAGCGAGTATGAAGAAGCAGTAAAATATACCCCAAGAGATTTATCTTCATATAAAAAAATACATCACATCGGAGATATTCATGGTTGCTACGAGCCACTTCTTGAATATTTTAAAAGTGGACTTAAAGATGATGAATTTTACATTTTCACAGGAGATTACATTGATAGAGGCATCCAAAACGCAGAAGTATTGAATTGGTTATTCTCTATTAAAGATAGGGATAATGTAATTCTACTTGAAGGCAATCATGAAAAATGGTTATGGTATTGGGCCAACGAAGAACAAGAAAATATTCGAAGCCGAGAATTTAAAAATATTACACAAAAAGAACTTGAACAAAAAGGAGTTGATAAAAAAGAAACTAGACAACTATATAGAAAACTACATCAAATTGTTTACTATACATACGGAAATAAGCAAGTTATTGTAACTCATGGTGGCATTACAACAATGCCTGAAAACTTACTTTATATTGCGACCAACCAATTTATTGATGGTGTAGGAAGTTATGAATTAGATGTTGACAGAGTTTTCTTTGACAATACAGGCGATAATATTTTTCAAATTCATGGTCATAGAAACATTCAAAGGTTTCCAGTTCAAGTTAATGAAAGATGTTTTAACCTTGAAGGACAGATTGAACATGGAGAATATCTTAGAATTGTTACCCTAGATGAAGATGGATTTAAAACAAATGAGATTAAAAACAATGTATTCTCTAATCGCTTTACAGCCGTTAATGAAAGTAATTCAACAAACGAAGCTATTTTAAAATTAAAAAATGATAAAACAATTATCGAGAAAAATCTTGGAGATGGAATTGTTTCATTTAATTTTTCTTCCAATACTTTCAAGAAAGGAAAATGGAACAAAAACAACTTACAAGCTCGTGGCTTATTCGTAAATCTTGATACAGAAGAAATCGTGGCAAGAAGTTATAATAAATTTTTTAATGTTAATGAACGATATGAAACTAAAATAGATACACTAGGAAGAAATCTAAAATACCCTGTTGACATTTATCTAAAAGAAAATGGTTTTCTTGGTTTGGTAGGATATAACTCAGTAAATGATGAAGTTGTATTTTGTTCTAAATCTACAACAAAAAGCGATTTTGCGGGCTGGTTAAAAGAAATCTTCATTGATTCAATCACATTCAACAATATTGATCTTGATACAATTAAAACATATTTAAAAGATAATAATTGTACTTTGGTTTTTGAAGTAATTGACCCTCAAAACGATCCTCATATTATTGAGTATCAGAATAGAGAAATTGTTCTACTTGATATTGTGAAAAGGACATTTGATTTTCAAAAAGAACCATATGAAACTGTTCAGAATATAGCACAACAATTTGGCTTTAAATGCAAAGAAAAAGTTACTTCTTTTACTAACTGGAATGAATTTTACAACTGGTACACAAATATTAAAGAAAATAAAAAATTGAAAATTGAGGGGTATGTTCTAGAAGATGCTTCTGGATTTATGACAAAAATTAAACTCCCCTATTATGGTTTTTGGAAACATATGAGAAAGATCAAAGAAATTCTATCAAAGAAAAATCCAGTGTTCGACAAAAAAATTCTTTTTAGTAAATCAATGAATGAAGTGTATAATTGGATGATTACTAAAGATAAAGATTATCTTCAAAAATCAAGTATTATTCAATTAAGAAATGATTTTTACAAAGAAGTTAAAAATCCTGATTTTGAATATTGATATCATAATGAAGTTGAAAGGATAAAAAAATAAAATATATGGATATTATTATGGAATTATGTGCTTAAAAATATTGTTTACTGCGAAAAAGTAGATACAGGCAGACTTTTAATGGAGGTGTAAAGATCTACATTGAATCACAAAACAAAGGGAACGCATATTATTGCGGATTTGTATGGTATTAAAAAAGAACTTCTCGACGATATATCGCTTCTTTCGTTATTAGGGAGAACAGCAATTGCAATCTCAGGAGCAAAATTAGTTGATTGGACATTTAAAAAATTTCAGCCTAGCGGGGTTACGCTTCTCTTTCTTTTAGAAGAATCGCATTTATCATTTCATACATATCCAGATAGCGAACCAGAAAATTCTACAGGTTTTCTTGCCTTAGATATATATTGCTGTGGTGATGCCGATCCCAATGTTGCTGTTGATTTTATTATTGACAACCTTAAACCAGACCCAAGTAGAGTATATCGGCAGATGTTTATTAGGGGCGTTGAACAAGTAAGGAGGTAATAAAAATAGGACGCTTTTCAAGTTTGCATAATCACAGCTATTATTCACTTCTCGATGCCGTAATGTCACCAGAAGAATTAGTTAAACAAGCTTATGATCTAGGCTTTAATGCTATCGCCTTGACGGAACATGGAAACATGCATAGCTTCATCGAAGGCTATAAAGCAGCACAAAAATTAGGAATAAAATTTATTCCCGGTTGCGAAGTATACGAAACAACCGATATGGACTACAAAGAGAAGGATGCTGACCGCTACCATCTTATTCTTCTTGCAAAATCAGAAAAAGGTTTAAAAAATCTTTTTCAAATTGTTACCGCAGGAGCAACAAGGGGATTCTATGGAAAACCACGAGTAGACTTAAATTTGATGAGTCAGTATTCAGAAGATATTATTTGTATGACGGCCTGCCTCGGGAGCAGAATTGACCGTTTACTTTATGGTGGACGATGCTCATGTTGTAATGACAATCACGATAAAGAATGTAAGAATTTTGAGCCAAAATGGGACTTAGCAAAAGAGTGGGTAAAAAAATACAAAGATGTTTTTGGAGGCAACTTTTATATTGAACTTCAATCACATGATACCGAAGCATCATATATTGCCAACCAGCGATTATTAAAATTAGCACAAGAAACAAATACAAAATATACGATCACATTTGATACGCATTTACGAGATGGATCTGAATTACAAAAAGATATTCATCGTAAATTCATCCAAATCTCGCAAGATAGAGAAGTTGGAGAAACATATGAAGGATGTTGGCAAACAGACATTGAAACAATACATAAAGTAATGGATAAACAAATTGGATATGATGCAGTTGAGCTTGGAATCGAGTATACAGATGAAGTTGCTGCTCAATGTAATGTTGAAATTAAATTAAAACAAGACTTGATGCCAAAAATCAAAATTCCTAAAGGGTTTAAAACTGAACAAGATTATCTTAAACATCTAATTCTTCAAGGTTGGAAAAAACGTGGAATTGATAAATTCCCTCCAGAAAAGAAAAAAATTTATAAAGAGCGTATAGAGCGAGAATTTGAAGTTCTTGATTATTTGGGATATTGTAGTTATTTTATTATGCTTTATCAACTTATTAATAAAATGCGTGAGCGAAAAATTCCACTAGGATATAGTCGTGGTAGTGGAGGTAACTGTTTAACCTTATATGTTTTAGGTGTAACGGAAGTTGATAGTATTAGATGGGGACTCGACTTTTCTCGTTTTGCCAACAAAGGACGCCGCGGTTCACCAGCCGACTACGACATAGATATCAGTCAGCTTCGCAGACAAGAAGCGTTAGAAATTGCAGCAGAACTCTTTGAGCAAGAAAGTATTGCTCAAGTGGCTACATTTAACTCAATGTCACCAAAAGTTTGCATTCGTGATTTGGGTAAAATTTTTGACGAAGAGGGGATTTATAAAATTCCATATGAGTTAAGAGATAAGATTGCAAAATTAATTCCAGATGACGCACAAGAGAAAATGACCATCGAAAGAGCCTTGGAAAAATCTGAAGAACTGCAATCTTATCAAAAAAAATTTCCATTACTATTCGAATATACAAAATACCTACAGAACTTGCCTAAGTCAGTAGGATGCCATGCTTCAGCAGTAATTATTGCACCAAGCCCTATCATTGAATTTGCACCTTTAATGCTAAATAAAAATGGAAACTTAATGATGCAAATTGAAATGCATAATGCAATGGATGACATTGGGCTTGTTAAAATGGACTTTCTAGGACTTGTAACGGTTGACGTTGTAGATCAGGCATTAAAACTTGCTGGCCTTGACTGGGACGATATTAGCTTATCGAAAATTAATCTTGATGACAAAAATGTGTTTGCAGAAATATATGCAAAAGGGAATACGCTTGGTGTTTTCCAAATGGAAGCTTATGTGGCACAAGAAATGTTCAAAAAAATGAATGCAGATACGATAGAAGATGTATTTGCTGTTAATGCAATGAATCGTCCTGCTATTCTTTCTGTAGGAATGGANAAAGTATATATTCACAACAAGAAAAACCCTCAAGATGCAAAGTATATCCACGAAGATTTAAGGAATATTTTTGAACCAACAAATGGAATTATGCTTTATCAAGAACAAGCCTTAAAAGTTTTCGCATTGGCTGGCTTTGACGAGAGTGAACAGGATAATGCGAGACGTGCTATTGGTAAAAAAATAAAAGAAGTAATGTTATCACTTTATGATAAATTTGAAAATGGTTTACTGAAAAGAAACTGGACAAAAGAACAAATTAAAGAATTGTGGGATTTGGTTGAAGCGCAAAGTACCTATTCTTTTAATTCGGGGCATAGTACAGCTTATGGTCTTCTATCATATGTTACTGCTTGGCTTAAATACTATTATCCTGTTGAATTTATGACAGCACTTTTAACTTCCGAAATCGGTAATTATCAACAAACATCAAAATACATTGCTGAATGTAAAAGAATGGGCATTAATGTTGTTGCACCTGATATTAATAAATCTGGTCGTTTATACACCATTCACGATGGAAAAATTATATTTGGATTAGAGTCACTTAAAGGTGTTGGAGAAAAAGCAGTTGAAGAAATTCTTACAGAGAGAGAAAAGGGTAAGTTTACTTCATTAGAAAATTTTCTAGATCGTTGTAAGCTAGATTCTTCGACAGTAATTGCACTTATTAAATCTGGCTGCTTTGGCCCAAATAAAGATGAATTATTATTAGAATATGCCAAGAAAAATTTTTCATCAAGTGTATATAAGCCAGTAAGTTCTTTGCCATCAAAGAAAGTTTTGTATGAATTGAAAATTATTTCTTCTGATGAAGAATTTAAAAACAAAGAAGAATGTCTATCTAAATATAATCAATATAGGCAAAACAAATTCTTAGAAGAACAAAAACAAAAAGAAGAAAGATATTTGAATGAATTTAAAGAAAAGTATATGGATGCTCCAGAAATGTACGAATATGAAACTTTGTCCATCTTTATCAATGGAAATCCATTTGAAAACGTAAAACATTATTTTAAACCATTTGATGATTATGAAGACGGAAAAGACTGTTATCCTATTGGAACAATTACGTCAGTTAAAAGAAAGAAGCAAAAGAATGGATTAACAATGGCTTATATCGAACTATTAACTCCTGACAAAATGATCGAAGGAATGGTATTTGCCAAACAATACGCAGAATATCAAGACATTCTTAAAAAAGGCTCTAATATCGTCGTAAAAGCAAAAAAGAGTGGAGAACAATTTATTGTAGACAAAATTAAAACACTAGAATACTGGAAAAATGAAAGAGGGATTAAGTGAATGAACAAAAAACCATTGAAAAATAAGCGTATCTATCTCACCATCATGGACGAAAATGGCGATGAAATCACTCTTTCATTCAGATCAAAAAAATCCTTAAACGAGTATATCAATCAAAGTAATTATCCTGTAATAAAAATTGATAATAAACGCCCCAAACCTGATTTAGCACATATTTCAAAAAAGGAAATAGAAGGATTGGAAAAGTTAGTGGCTACTTTAAATCCTAATTATGATAAATAAAAAAAGGAGGATATACTTGGCGAGTAAAGACGGAAAGATATTTCAAGAAGATTTTCAAAACAGTTGTATAAAAGATGGATTATTTGAAGATCGAATAAAAGATGTTTACATACCACCAGAATTTAGAACAAAGATTCCGGTGGTGAAAAACAAGTATGATTTTTATATTTACTTAAAACCTAATCTTTTTCCTCTTGAATTAAAATCCGTTCAAGAAAATAGAATTAGCTTTTCAGAAAGTATAATTAAAAAACATCAAATCGAAGCACTAGAAGAAGCATCAAAGTATGATGGAGTAATTGCGGGATTCATCTTTAACTTTAGGTCATTTAATAATAAGACATACTTTGTACACATTAAAGATTTTCTTGAATATAAGCATGTAGCTGAGAATCAAATAAAAGAACATAAATATAAATCAAAGGTCAATAAAAGCAGTATTCCAATTGGCATCTGTGAAGAAATAGGTCTTGAAATTAAAAATAAGATACTAAAAACAAGATATCGATACGAAGTTAAAAATTTTGTATTGGAGGCTGCTAAGAGATATGGATGAGAAAGATTCTTCTAAAAATTATAAAAAGATAAAAATACATAACATAGAATATTTAAGAGAAATCGATCTAAAGTCATTTTTATTTACATACATAATGAATGAACTAGATAAAATTAAAAATAAAAATTATTGATGAAAATAAAAATTAGCTATGGTATAATTATCCATAGCTTTTCCTTTTATTTCATGGAGGACTGATAAAATTTGAAAACTTGTATTTATGCTAGAAAATCCACACATAAACTTGGTCAAAAAGAAACAATAGAGAACCAAATAAAAATATGTCGTTCTAAAGGTAAAGAATTAGGATTAGAAATAGTTGACATAAAACAAGATGTTGGCACAGGAAGAGATGATTTAAATCGACCAGAAATAAAAGAATTGATTAGTGATGCACTTGAAGGAAAATATCAATGCGTAATAATGAAAGGAATAAGTCGTCTTTTTAGAGACACTGAAAAGGGACTTGGGCTAATTAAACTTTTAGATCGGAATAATATTCGTGTAATTACTGTTGAAGAAATGTTTGACTCTGGGAATCCTGAGAGTAGAACAGGAACAGGCAAATTAGATTTATCTAAAATTACAATGTACTTAATGTTTTCCGAAATGGAATCAAAAAAGCTAGGCGATAGGGTAAAATATACACAAATAGAAAAAGCAAAAAATGGAGAATGGAATCAACCCAATAATACTCCTTTTGGATATTCTTATAATCCAGAGACAAAAAAATTAATTGTCAATCCAGAAGAAGCAAAAATAGTAAAATTGATTTTTGATCTTTATAGAAATGGACTTGGAATACGATCAATAATGAATTATCTTAATGGTGAAAATCAAGAAAAAATAAAATATCCTACTCCCAATAAAGGTAAACTATGGAATCAGTATACTATTAACTTTATTTTAAAAAATGAAGCATATACAGGTGATGTTATTTACAATAAGAGAACCAAAAAAGAAAGAACTTATAAAAATCCTGAACTTTACGGAAAAGACAAAAGTGATATTTGGATAGGAGCAGATTATAATCCAGAAGAAGAATGGATTATTGCTAGAAATGCTCATGAACCTATAATATCAAGAGATATGTTTGCTGATGTACAAAGAATTATGAATAATAAAGCAACCAGAAAAGGGATTAGGAGTAATGTTGGATTGTTAGCTGGAATAGCTAAATGCGGATTATGTGGAGCAAGTATGACTTTTAAGAGAGGAAATCGAGATAAAAATGGTAGAATTAAAACACGAAATAATTATTATTGCATGAATTATATAAAATATGGAAATAAAGTATGCACTTCACATCATGTTAAGGCTGAAGATTTAGAAAATACAATTATTGATGAAATTGAAGCATTGGCAAAGGACGAGAAAATGTTGAACGATTTAATAATTGAAATTTGTCAAATAAGAAAAAACGACAAAGAAATTCAAAGATTAAAAAATGAACAAAATTACTACGAGAATGAAATCGAAAAAACATTGAATAAAATGAATAAACTACTTGAACGAAATATTGAAGGTATTATTTCGGACGTTCAGTTTAAAGAGATGAATAAACGATTTTCTGAAGAATTGCAGAAATATCAAGAGCAATTACTTGAAATTAAAGAAAAAATACCTAAACTTAAAGAAGAAGAATTTAGAATCGATGAATTTAAAAAATTAATATCAAGATGTATAAATTTAAAAGAAAAGACAAAAGAAGAAATTCGACATTTGTTGTTAGGGCTAATAAATAAAGTGATAATCAATGAAAAAGGGGAGATCGAAAAATTGACATATAAATTTTAATTTTTTAGTGTCTACAGTGATAGGAAGGGCGTGCCGGT